CCTAACGTCTCAAAAGAAGTCGTTCTCCCTGCAAACACTATTCGCGTGGATACGGTTGATGATAGCAAATCAGTCAACGTAGTTTACCGCAACGGGAAGTTGTTTGACGTAGAGAACGCAACATTCCAGTTCGATCAGACAGAACTGAAGCTAGAGATTTATGTAGTCCTTCCTTTCGAGCAGCTACCTTTTGCTGCCAAGCAGTTTATCACTGCTAGAGCATCCCGCCTGTTACAGACTCGTTTGCTGGGTTCAGAAACGCTGAACAAGTTCAACACTGTTGACGAACAGCGTGCGTGGTTAGCGCTCATGCAGGAAGAGGCTGAGACGTATGACGGCAATATGCTGACTGATTCGTGGTCCACGAAGTCAATAATTTCACGAGGATACTTTGCTAGAGGAGCCTACTGATGTCTCTACTGGCTGGAACGATCCCGAACTTGGTTGGCGGTATCTCTCAACAGCCGCCTGCTCTTCGTCTCACTACAGCTTGTGAAGACATGACTAACGCTTGGCCGTCTATAGTTAACGGCCTACAGAAACGCCCTCCCACCGAACATGTAGCCAGTCTAGGATCATCTTTTTCTAGTGGAGCTACAGGGTACATGATTGAACGTAATGATGATTACAGGTATTTAGCTGTAGTTGAAAACGGTGACGTTCGCGTTCTCAATCTTAACACGGGAGTTTTTGAAACTGTTAGCTTTCCAGACGGTAAATCCTATCTTACAGCTAGCTCTCCTGTTGATTCTTTTAGATTTGTTACTTTTGGCGACTACACATTTATTGCGAATCGTAACGTAACTGTAACAACAAGTGCAGTTGCTGAGCCTGTGGCTGGAGCTACTCGTAACGACCCTACAGATGAAGCTACAGTTTACGTTACCGTAGCTGCATACAACACTTATTACTCTGTGTTCGTAAACAACACTCTTGTTGCATCAGTTCTAACCCCTCATGGTGGCTCAGGCGCTAACGCTATTGAAGATACAAGTCAGCTAGCCACAGAGCTTTATAATCTACTTACGTCTACATCTACTATCGGTACGCCTACCGCTTATGATACCACTCCTACTTTTCTAGCGAGTGGTCACGGCGCAGCCATTTACTCTTCAGGGCCGGGTTACACTGTGACACAGACGGGTTCAACACTTACCATCGAAGATTTAGGAGCTGCTAACACAATCGCTGTCCAAGGTGGCTCTGGTGACAAGAACATGAAAGTGTTTAAACGTAGCGTTCAGTCATTTTCTGACCTTCCTCCTACATCTCCAGAAGGACGTATTGTTCGTGTAGCTGGTGACTTGGAGCAGCTAGGCGATGACTACTATGTTGTCTACAAGGATGGCTTGTGGGTAGAAACTCTAGACTGGGACCAAGGCGAGCAGATCGATGTATCTACAATGCCTCACGTTCTTATCAACAATGGTGGAGGATCGTGGACTTTCCAAGAACACAATTGGGATGGTCGAACTGTAGGTGATACAGAAAGCTCGATTAACCCCTCGTTTGCAGGGTTAACCATCAACGACATCTTCGTGTATAGCAACCGTCTAGGAATGCTTTCCGACGAAAACGTTGTCCTGTCAGAAGCAGATAACTTTGAAAACTTCTACAGAACTACTGCTGCACAGGTACTCGATAGCGATCCGATAGATATTGCTGTACTTCATAACAATGTAGACATATTGTACCACGCTATTCCGTACAACCGTGATCTTCTTTTAATGTCTCAAAAGAACCAGTTCAGGCTAACGTATCAGAATTACCTTGGGCCTACGACGGTTAGCATTCAGTATCGCACAGCATTCAATGTCAACACTCGCGTAAAACCTATAAACGTCGGTAACTCAGTTTACTTTGTTGATGACAGAGATGACAAACCTTTTGCGGCTCTGTACGAATACTTCCCTACAGATAACGCTACGCAAGATGATGCTGAGAACGTGTCTACTGCTGTTCCTGAGCTTATCCCTAACAACATTCAGTTCACAACTGCGTCTAACAGCTCAGACGTACTAGCTATCTACAGTACTAATGACCCTACCTCGTTGTACTTCTATAAGTTCTTCTGGGCAGGTAACAAGAAAGTTCAAAGCTCGTGGACTAAGTGGTCATTTCCTGACGCACTTAACCTACACTGGGCAGGCTTCTC